CACTAATAATACTTATTGTGAATCCTTGTGATGCTTCTGTTTTTGAAGATAAATTAATAATCGATTTTGAATAACCAAGATTTGTTAATGTAAAATCATAACATACATCATCACATATATCAAAATCATCTGATATCATTTGTCTTAAATTATTTGCAGTGTCACTTAAGTCTTCTTCTAATTTAAAATATCTAATATTTGAAAATATAGTGTTATCAGTAAACGATGAACATATATAATCAAATAAACCAAAATCAGTTTCAACAATTCTAATGGTATCTCCTTGTTCAAGATTATAATTTAAAATAATATTTGAACTTTGTTTTGTAAATCCTGTTGTTACTCCTGTTATTTTATAATCTAATTTATAATATGGTTCTGTATCTAATCCTATTTCAGTTGATGCATTCCAAATCCATTTATCTTCATCCTTACTTACAAAGAATCTTCTTACACCAAAGTCAGTGGTGCTATTAATCCTGTATAAATAAACTGAATAATTTTTTAATGAATTTAAATCTCTTTGAAAAATATTAACAGGTGTTGAAGATGTATAATTTATTAATGTATATAAATCAGTATTTGATACACTCTGCAATGAATCACTATAATTAAACCAATGTTGATTATTTTCTTGAAAGACCTTATATTGTGATGATAAGAAATTAAATGTATTTGCACTTGTCTGTGCTGTTACATTGAAATTAAATTTAGTATCTGAATTATATAATTTTGTTTCAACTGAAAATTCATCAAACAATTGACCAAAATAAATAAAGTCAGGTAAAGTTTCTGTAAAGGTTATTGCAGTTGTATTTGAGGTATAAGTAATAACACTTCTTGGATATAAATCATTTGATGTTAATGTTAATCTATAAAGGTCATTAGTTATTATTTCAAATTGTTTATCATATGGGTCAAAAATAATATTATTATCAAGTATTTGTTCAATGAATTGTACTTGTTCACTTACTGTAGCACCAGTTGGTATCATGCTTGAATTAAATGAAGGTGAAGTTTCTGATTGCCATAATATATTAACATCATTTAATCTTAAAAAATCACCTACTTTATATGTTATTGCAGGTAATGGATTTCTTACAAAATCAATTTGTAACTTATATCTATTTAATGTAGGGTCAGCAGGTTGAGGTGTAGACCTAATGTTATACTGTAAAGGATTACATACAGGTGTTAAAAAATTAGGTGATGATACTATTTGTAATGCCATGTTATTTTGGTTTGATTGTTCTTGGTGTTATTTTAATTATATCATTAAAATTTTTATTTATTTCTTGATTAAAACTATCAAAAAGTTGATTGACTATTTCTTCAAGTCCTGTTTCAACATTTTCAGTATAAAGTTTTTCAATTTGTTTTATAGACTCTTCAATAATCTTTCTTGGTCTTATTCCTATTCTATGAATACTTCTTTGTATGACCCATGCAAGTTGATTTAATGTCATTGATTTAAACCTTCCTCTTGAATCTCTTGGTCTAATCTTTTTTCTTTTAATCCATTTTAAAATAACTTGAACAGGTATTTTTCTTGCACCTGCTCTTCTTCCTGATTCTAAATATTTTAAATAATCTAAAGATTCAATTGTAATTGTTGGTGTTGAATCATAAACGACTTGAACTGAATTATATAATGTTGATGATTTATCTAAACCTTTAAATCTTCTTCCTGATTGTGATGTATATGGTAAACTTAATTGAACAAGTACAGTGTTCAATAAATCTGTTGCAAAATTCCTAATAATATCATCAACATTAATATTAGCCATAGATTAAACATTTACTTTCTCCACTTGAGATATTTAAAGTTAATTCAATTCTCCAACCTTGACAATTATCTTGTTCATAATCTAACAATGATAAATAACTTACATCTGTTACTACACCTTGATACAATCTTAAAATCTCTTGTCTTAAATATTTTACAATGTTTCTGCTTTCAGCTAATAAATTATCTCTCAATGTGTCTTTTGCATCCTTAGTTGCATCCATATCCAATTGGTCTAATACAAGCATAGCAATTGACCAATTCTCTTGATTAGGTTGATTGTTATTGATTATTGTATTAATTAAAAAGTCTTCTTCTAAATAAAGTAAAGGATAAATTTCATTACCTTCATTTGGGTATTCAAATGATTTACCACTTTGAAATGTACTTATTGTAGATGCTGTAAATGTTGGTATATCATTCAGTATATCTTTTAAATTTTGAATGGTCATATTATTATTTATTTATTGTATAAAGTTTTATTGTTTTTTGTACTTAGCTTCAATGGATTTAGCAATTTGAGCTTCAATAATACTTCGCTCATTTTTAATCGACAAGGTAAATAAACATGTATATAAGTCCAACCTATTAACAGAAAGAATGTTAAGAGGATTGCCTGAAGCAAGGTCATATACCATCGCTGACCAGCCCCATTTTTGGTTGTGCTTTTCCCAGAACTTTCCATATTCACTTGTTGGGAACTTAGGGTCGAATACAGATGGGAAAGCTCTTTCACAATCACTTTTTTTTTTAAGTAATATGATGTATAACCATAAACTATATCAAGTGAAAGATTCTCAATAATACTTAATCTTTCTTGTAATTCTTTTTGATTTGTTGGATATGAATGTTCTTTACCTTTTATTGAAGAACACAATGCCATTATATATTTTGTTAATCTCCAGTGATTATCTTGGTTTTCTACAATGTAATAATCTAAATCAACAAATTGACCAAATGTTAATTCATTCATTTCTTTCATCAAAACATATTCAACATCTTCATATTTAAATTCAAATACATTTTGTTCAATGTCCAATAATTTGATTTCATAAAACCATTTTAAATCATTTATTAGTTTTGTTACTTCTTTTAAATCTCTTGAATAATAAAGTTCATTGTAATCAATGTTACATAGAATAGCAAATTCTTTTAATCTTCTTTCTGACAATTGACAATCATCATCAATATCAGCAATCATTTCTAATTGTTTTAATTTAATGTCTTTTAAACTTTTTGGTACTGTAATCATATTTTTTTTAATTTTAACCATTGGTAATTTATTTTATTAATTGTTTTTTTTGAATGATATTTGAAATCATATTTCTTATATGTTTCTCTTATAAAATTATCTTTTCTTACTAATATGTATATATCTTTTTTTTCATCTTTTAAATCATCTAATAATTTTTCAAATAATAATTTAAAATAATTTTGTCTTCTATATTCTTCATAAACATAAATACCTTAAATATTAATCCAAGTATCATAATATTCTATTTTTGCTGAAGCTATTATATCTTTATCTATTAAATAATAACACATACAATAATGATTATCCCATATTTGTTTTTTAATTAATATATCCATATTAGTAAATTTTTATTTTTTGTGGTGCATATTTTTTATGTGAATGTAAAGCATATCTTAATGCATCCATTCCATCATCATTTAATTTTATTGGTTCATCTGTTATTCCTTTATGGTTTTCTTTCCAACAGTATTGTTTATATTCATTTAATAAATTTTTTGATTTAGGTGATAAATAAATTACTTTAGATTTAACTGTATTAATACCATCATTAACATCTTTATTGGCTTTGTATATTCTATACTTTTGTCTTGATAATTCTTGCATTATTTCAGGTCTTGCATAATCACAATAAATTCTTACATTCTTTTCAATATTTAATTCATTCATTAAGTTTATTAAATCTTGTGATGTTAAAAATGATTTATATATTATCTCATCAAAATAATATTCACCATCATGCTCATACATTGCCACCATAGCTGTTGGGTGATTATAACCAAAGTCAATACCATAACAAACTAATTCACCTCTTATTTCGCTTATTTTGAAGTGTGTATAAATTCTTTTATGTGTAACTGGAAATTCACCTAAACAATAAATTCTATAATAATTTTCATCTACATTGATAAGGTTTTCAATTTCTTTTATTTGTTGTTGATTTAAAAATGTATTGTCTTTATAAGTTGATTTAATTAAAACACATTTATGTGG